TGCCAGTTTGAGTATAGAATGAGTCCATTAGTCCGAAATTTGCCGAGTCCGAGTAAGCTATCTTGAAAGCCTCTTCATACGATTGTGCAGGTATTTCAACCCCAGCCTTAATACAATTTCTCCTTACACTGTTGTTAAATTCATTGTAAAAGGCCCTACCATGCACAGCAGCTTCTTGCCTTGCCGACATCACACACGCCACGAAGTCGTCTTCCACGTCCGATTGTTTTGATTTGGTCCAGCATACCATCTCCCAAATTACTTCAGGATCAAGCGGTGCCAGAAAGAGGCCAGTTTTTGAACGAACAAACTTTCTTTTGAGATAACTCAAATCTTCCAACGCCACAGTTTGCTCGCGCACGTCTTGTTTTGAGGTACTAGTGTACTCTAGTCCCATATCCGAAAAGTGTTGCGAAATTGTTACCATATTGAAAACGTTTACCAAGTCCCGATGTACGCTGACGATATGATAGTCGCCATAAGCCCGAAATTTAATTAGACAGTCGTAGTTATTTAGAAGAAAAGAAAGACTAGAAAAATAGTGTTTGCGCATACTAATATAATAAACATACCTAAAAAGAAGAGAATTTACAATTGAATTAAAAACAGCAGTCACAGGAGTACCAGAAGGCATTCCATGAAAATCTTTATAAACTAATTTGTCAGACATACGATAAGAAGAAAAAATTTGATTAGCCATACATTCACGGAGATTAGAAAATTCATCGTCATAAAAATCATTACAAATTTTAACAGCAGCCATACAGAAAGAGAAAGGAAGTGTTTTGTCAAATCCAGAATAGTCACCAGCTAAGAAAGCACCATCAATACTGAGCATATCGGTTAACATCATGTGCCACTCTTGACTTCGAGGATTAATGCCTACAGAAATATCTCCAAAAACATGGTTGTCCATACAATGGGCAACAAAGCTCAAGAAGTATTTCCGAGTCAAAAAATTGAAATCAAAAGGTCCACATGAGAATATCCGAGTCTTCCCAGCATTAACTTTTTCAATAGGACGTCTCTCATCTTTGAGCATGTCCCCAAAAATAACAGGAGTTATCGTGTTATTTTTAAGGTCATTCTCTCGACGAATAACATCCTCTTGAAACTGCTTTTCCAAACTATAAACTTTTCTATTTTCGTCAAACACCACACAAGTGAGTTTACC